GGTCGCGATCGGCCTTCTGGTTGCCCTTCATCACCTTGTCGAGGGCTTCCTTAGCCTCGGCAGCGGCGAGCAGCTCACCATGGAGCTTGGCGACTTCCTCGCCACCTTCCTTCACCGAGCCGTAGTCACCGGAAGCAATCTTCTCGGCCATTTCGGCGGCAGCGCCGGATGCACCGTTCATGTTCGCGGTGATGCCGGCGATATCGGCCTTCAGACGCTCAAGCGCATTGGAACCACGCTCGACAGCCTTCGTCTCGTTGCCGGCGCCGGCAGTGGTCTTGTCAGCGCCGAAGGTCTTGCCATCAAGCAGCGTGAGCTTCTGGAACTCGCTGTTCCGGAGCCCGCGCGTGAAGTTGATCTGCGCCTGGATGAATTCCTTGTTGTCGGTGTCGGCCGTCTTCAGCGAATCCTGCAGCGCGGTCAGGCGCGTGTCGTATTCGCCGATGATTGCCTGCGACAGGCTCTTCTGGTTGGCCAGAAGCTGCTTGCGATACCTCTCGGTGATCGCAGACTTCGACTCCTCGTTATCCTTCGTCGCGGCAAGATCGGACTCGAAAGCCTTGTCCTGCTCGCCCTGCAGCTTGTCGTATTCGCGCTGACGGGCAGCGATTGCCTCATCGAGGCCCTGCTTGTAATCCTCAAGCGCCTTGCCGGTTTCGGCCTTGGCCGCCTGAGAGATGATCTTCGGGCTCTCGGCGATAACCGCGGCAAGCTGTGCCTGGGCATCTTCGATCTTCTTGTCCCATGCGCCGGGAGACGACTGCGAGCGCATGCTCTCCATCGCGGCGATGCGATCCTCGAGCTGCTTGCGGCGAGTGTTGACGATCTCCTCGGCCTGGCGCTTGGACTCGGCGCCGAACTTCTTCAGCTCCTCGTAGGCGTCCTTGACGCGGTCGGAGAACATGCCGAAATATTCGCCGGCCGTGTAGGCAGCGACGCCGACGCCGACGATCAGCGGAGCGAAGGCAGCAAAACCGCTGACGAGAGCGCCAAGCGCCCCACGCATGCCCATGAAGACGAACTGAGCGCCGGTCGCCGCGGTTGCCATGTTGCGGAAGCCGCTCGCCCCGAGTGCGATATTGGAAACCGCTTCGCCCATGTTAACGCGGAAGATCGACCAGGCGGCACCAGCAGCCTGAATAGCGGCCGTCGTGGTCGTGATGCCGCGGGCGAGCGCCAGCATGCCGAGACCACCACCGACGAGAATGGCGATGCGGCCAAGCTCATCACGAAACTCAAAAGCGGCTTCGACAGCAGTGCGCATACCGGAGACGATCGAGGACAGTCCCTGCCCTACCGAGGTCGCGATCCGGTTTGCCATGTCGCCGGACAGGAACTGGTTGATGTCGCGGAGCTGCGTCTTCACCTGGTCGAAGAAGCCGCGGCCGCCTTCGTTGGTCGCCAGGTTCTGGAAGTTGGTGCTGAGCTGCGTGAGCTGACCCGAGAAGGTCTGCATCATGCGCTGCGCGGTGCCACCATAGACGCGATCAAGCTCGTCGTAGAGCTTCTGAAGCGCGGGGCGCGCTGCGACAGTGCCGGTCTGAATTTCCTTGGCGAGCTGACCGACCGTCATGCCCATCGAGCGGGCAAGAAGCTGCATCGCAATCGGCATCGATTCACCGATCTGCTGACGGAGCTCTTCCATCTGCAGGACGCCCTTACCGGCCGCCTGGGTGATACCGAGAATGGTGCGGCTGAAGGCTTCGTCCGAACCACCGAAGGCCGCAATGCCGTCGGCGATTGCCTTCAGCGAGCCGTTGGTCGGATCAGTGCCGGTTGCCTTCAGCTTGACGAAGCCCGAGGTGATCGTGCGCAGCGAGAACGGCATCTGGGTTGCCTGCTCGCGCAGATACTTCACGTTGTCCGCGGCGTCCTTGATAGGATCGGCAGCCGTGGACATGGCCTTCATCTGATAGTTGAGCTTTTCCATCTCCGCATTGATGCGGACGATTTCACCGACCCAGCCGTTGGCCGCGCCGGTCATCTTCGACAGGCCCATCGACACGATGCCGGCGACGATCGACACGTCGCGCATGGTGCTGAGGAAGCCCTTGGTCGCGCTATCCATGCCCTGCATGGAGCGAATGACATTGCCGCCGTTAGCGGCAATGTTCTGGAGGTTAGGATTGGTTGCGATTAGCTGCCGCTGGAACTGAGCAAGCGACTGCCCCGCCCGGAGCATACCGGTCGTGAAGCTGCCGTCTGCAAGCTGAAGTTCAACGCGAATAGCCGTCATTATCAATTCCTAAGTAAGGACTTACTTAGATCAGCGGCCAGCAGCGATCTTCATCTTCAGTGCCCGCAGACCCTCACGATCGAATTCAGGGTCCAATCCGGTCTTCGGGTCGATCCGGATCTCCGTCGGGATTTCCTTTTCGAGCACAAAGACCTCACCGGCCTGAGAGTTGAGTGACTTGAAGGCGGCTTCGTATGCCTCCTTCGAACCCACTGACGCCATCAACTGGATCTGCCTGAGATCCTTCTCTGCCCGGATGCGGTCAATCATGTTCGAGATAAACCAGAACCGCTTGACCGTTAGCTCCAGGACTTGATCGACGGAGAAACCATACTCGGCCATGACCCTGCAGATCAGGAAGCCAAGGTCGATCTGGCTTACTCCGCCGCCGCGGACTTTCCCGTCTTCTTGACCTCCTCGATCACGGCCGGATCCTTCGAAGCGACCTCACCGTTGACCGTCAGGATCATCTCGTAGAGGCTCTGGATAACGTCGAGCGTCCACTTGTCGATCTCGGAGCGCTCAAGCGTCGGGAACGCGCGCTGAATAGCGCGAAGGGTCATTTCGGCTTCCTTGATCGGGGAAGCGTCCAGGCCGAGTTCCTCGATTTCCTTGAGGTTCTCGATAAAGGTGCCGACGGTCGCCGGGACCATGTCGTGCTTCTTCCCATCTTCCGTCTCGATGACGACAGCGGCAGGCTTGCGAAGGGAAGCGATGTTGATGACCTTGGTCATTTCAGTCTCTCTTGTGTCAGGAGGAAAAAGACCGGCGTCCCTGGTGAGAGGCGCCGGCCGTGATGATCAGAAGCGGTGAGCCGCTTAGCCGGTCGCAGTCACGTCGCCGAGCGCGAAGAGCTGGCCATCATCGAGGGCGTAGCCCTTGAAGGCGGCCGAGAAGACGCGCTCGTTGTCGAACTGGTAGGCGAAGTTCAGAGCGCCGGGGCACATCGCGCGGTGGATGGTGAAGTCGTCTTCACCGGCCGTGCCCTTCGGGCGAAGCACGAGCGTCTTGGCGAGTGCGAGCAGGTTGGTGTTGACGCCGTTGGAGACCTTGACCTGAGCCTTGGTGGCATCGACGCCGCCTGCCAGATTGACAACCGTGACGTTGGCCGGAGTTGCGACCGTCTTGGTGATCACGCCGTTGCCGGAAACACCGCGGTTCTTCGCGGTGACCGTGACGACGCCGGCGAGTGCCGAGGCAACGTAGGGGATGGCATTGGCGTTGATCTTGGCCGCGAGCGCAGAGGCGGCAGCGCCGATCGAGGCCGGGATTGCCATGTCGTTCGGGCCGACCGGGGTCGTCTTGAACGTAAAGACCGCGCCAGCGATCGAGATGCTGTCGGTGTTGACCGGAGCTGCGGTGGCGAACGTAACAGTGCCGACGGCCTTGGCGCCATCGGAAATGAGTTCGGAGCCCGGCATGATGGCGACGAGGTTATCGAGCGTCGTCTCGGCCAGCGGCACCTTCGCCGAGACCGTGCGGCCCATGATGATTTCGCCGATCGGGGTTTCACCGAACTGGTCGACAGTAATTTCCTTCGTAGACGTGGCAACTTCCACTTCGACGCCGCCCTTGGTGAAGCCAAGGTCGATCCCGTCGAAGAGAACGTTGCAAACGCCGAGCTTTACGTTCTCGGTGGACGAGGCCATTGCGCATTCTCCTTCAGCGACAGCTTCGCCCATTGCGGACGAAGATAAGTAAGCACTTACTTACAATACCGCAAAACAGGAGGACTTGACAACGGAAAAAGTCAGTAATCGCATACTTATGCGCCTGGCCTCGGATAAGGGTGAGAAATCATCCCTCAACCAGGCCGCTCGACAACCTTTGCAGGCGTTGCTAGAGAGGTTGCAAAACCATTCGGAGCCACACCAATGCGCATACTCAAGGCGGCCGCGGCCGCACTACTCATCTTCAGCTCGCTTACCCCGGCAGCGCAGGCCAAGGACGTTGATGACGCGACCTATTTCGTCATGCTCAATGTCATATCGAGGATGAGGATCATGTCTGAGAACTGTCGCCTGCAGTTCGACAGCAAATATGACGCTGACTTCCTAACGGCGCTCGCCAGCACCAATGTAGATGTCGGCAAGGCTACCCAAGACCTGATCGAATATTACAAGACGGAGAAACACCGAAGCGGCAGCGAATGCGCCGCCGACAGTTCCGCCCGCCTCGAGACCCTCGACAACATCTACAAGATGACGCTCGAAAGCATCAGCAAATCCTGACGGGCTAAGCCTTCCAGTCCGGCTTAAAGCCGAACGCCGCCTTGAAGTGCTGCGAGAATTCCAGGCCGTGGCCTTCGAGGCGCGGATACTGGATCGGCAGCGTGATCGGATAAAATAGATTGACGTGGGCCGGGCCGCGCTCTTCCGAAGCCGGATAGGTCTCCAGGCTCTCGACGATCAGCGCCTTGCAAACGTCAGCGGCAAACTTCGCACCGTCGACAGGATCCTTGTGCCGGCAGATGACCTGCAGTTCCGTCTTATGCCAGCCTTCGATGAAGGGATCGATGTTGATACCGGTGAGCGGAGTGCGGGTCATGACGCCAACCAGGCACTCGGCCGGCATGAAGCCGCGAAACAATGAAACGCCGGCGACGACCAGGCCCGAGTCGATGAGCTTCTTTTCCAGAATATCGTAGATCACTTGGTCGATACCTCATTGATGATCTTGGTGATGGCCTCGATCGTTTTCTGTTCCAGCTTGGGTTCCTCGTCGCGTGCCGCGCGTGACAGAAAGCCTGAGCCGACCTTGTTCGGATTGGTTGCCATCTTCGCCAGCGTCTTCGGGCCGGGGCCGTTGACGCGCATGACGTATTCGTAGTTCTCGTGGACCAGGGTCGCGTAGATGTCGAACTGGTCCGAGGTCAGCGGCGTGCCCGAGGCCGAGAATGCGTCAGGCGGCATCTCGATCCCGATATCGATCTGAAGGCGGCCGTTCATGCCGGCATAGTCCTTGATGATCTGGATGCCGCGCACCAGGTTGCCTTCGTCTTCCGGCGCCCATGCCCTTGCCGTCTCGACGATGTTCGCCGCAGAACGGTGCATGGTCTTGCGAGCCGTGTCCGGCACCTTCTCGGCAATCGTGCGCAGCTCGGTGCGAACGGCCGTCAGACCGGTGAGCTTCATCCTGGGCTTCATGCCGGCACCAATTCCAGATCGCACTCGAAGTGATCGACCTGGCCCATGACGGAGCGCCGGACGTGCCTCGAGGCGATGACGAAGGTCATGCCGTCGAATTCAAAGCGGTCGCCGATCGCGACCGTGACGTAAGGAGCGATCAGGATCTTGGCGCGCTCGGCCATCTCCTCATCGGCAGAGCCGCGAGAGGCGGACGAGTCGGCGCGAACGACGGTCTTCGCCGCGCCAATATTCAGATTGACGATGCCGAACGGGCAGTCCGCGGGCTCGGAAAAGGTCGGCCGGGCGTGAACGTCGCGACCAATGACGCGCGAGATCTTGCCTAGCACGTTGGGCTCAAACATCGTCGATCTCCACATCCAGGAAGGAATTCGAATTGGGATGGAACAGACTGTCGCGCACCGCGGCGTAGTCCTGGATCGAGATCCGGTCGATCTGCTTTTCGACGCCATCCTCGAGCTTCATGACCGCTGCGTGCTCGACGCCGTGATCGGCCAGCGCGTGCAGCGTGACCTCGTTGTGGATCGACAACAGCGCATGGCGATAAACCGAGCGGATGAACGTCCTGGTGGGCGTGCGGCGCCCGCGGCGATCGACGAATTGAAGCTGGAGCTCCTGGCGATCCTTCATGACGTAAGCCATCTGCGCCTGCCTGGTCGGGATGCGCCGGCTGCGCTCGATGAGGGAGACGCCCAGAACCGCCCGCTGAAGCGAAAAGCGCATCTGTGCGATGTCGCGATGCACCTGAGCAGCGATCTCGTTTGAGAGATACGTCTGGGTCTCGCTCAGATGCTCCAGGGCTGCGTCCGACAGGCCAGACGACTCGATAGTCGTCAGCTTTTCAGAAACGCGCTGGTGCGCGTTTTCAGCGATTGAGAACATATGGTCGCCCATGCTCTCCTTGTCGCGTTCGAAATAGAGACCGGCAGCGTCGTATGCTTCGGCAAAAAGCTTGCTCGACTGGTTCGCGTAGCCGAACTCGGCCGACATCAGCGCCGTCGTGTGGAGGGCGCTGAAGGTCTGGGCGAGATGGTCGTAGCGAACCGCTGCCTGGTCGGCAGCCTCGGTGAGGCGATGAGGAATCAAGTGCGCTTGATCCTCATGTTGAAGTTTACGTAGCCGACAAGGGCCTTCATCGTCTCAGAGCCAATGCCGTAATCGATGGCACCGGAGCGCAGCGTGACGGAGCTTTCGCCGATGGTCTCAGTGACGATGCCCTGCCGATGCTTCTTCTGCACGTTGTCGCCCTGCAGCAGTTCGTTGGCTTCGATGAACTGTGCGCGGCGAACGGCCTTCTTGAAGGCGGTCGGAAAGTCGGTGAACTGCTCGGGCGTGATATCGCCCCACATGTCGCGCTCGATGACGGTTTCTTCCATCAGCTCGCGCGGTGCGATCGAATTCCAATCAGGGCGCCAGCCACCAGAGGAGGTGCTCCCGACCGAAGCGCGATAGACCGAGAACTTCATCGGGATCAGCGTCAGGCGGCGATAGGCTTCCGTCAGTGCCGCGAGCTTCTGGTCTTCGCTTGCCACGTTCCAGCCGGACGTGTTCGGCGTGTCGAGCGCCATGAACTCGGCGGCCTCGAGCGTGATGAAGGTGTTGACCATGGTCACGAGGCGCTGTTCGGACTCGATGGCGTAAGAGAACGACCGCGGGATGGTGCCCTCGGCCGTCTCGATGCCGACGCGCAGAATACGCGCCGCACGGATCTCGTCACCCTCGAGGCGATTGAACTCCTTCGGGATGGGGATGACCTTCTGCCCCTCGGCTACATCGAAGGGCAGCGAACCGAAGTCCACAACCACGGCGTCGTCGCTGTCGTAAAGGACGGCAGAGATGGCCGTCGGGGTGACGGCCGCTCCATTGAGGTCGGTGAACTTGACGATCACCTCGACGATGTAATCCTCGGGATAGAACTTCACGGCTTACTCCTTCGGCAGCTCCGAAGATGCCTGGTTGATGGCAGCCGAAAGGTCGCCGGTGATTGCCGCATTCTCGACGGCGCCGACGGCCGGCTCATCTGCCTTGATTTCGGTCGCATCAGCGGCGACAGGTTCGACGACAGGTTCGGCCGCGGTGATGCCGAGCTTCTTGTCGCGGGCGGCGACAGACTTCTCCTGGGCGTCGAGGATCATCTCGATCAGCGTCGGGATCGAGCGGTGCTTGACGCCCCACTTCTTGCCGATTTCGCGCAGACCCTTGATGCCACGCTTCGAGGCGATCTCTTCCAGACTTGCGCGGGTTTCCAGAACCGGCACCTTCGCGGCAAGCACGGCTGCAGCGGCGATTTCGGCAGCCTTTTCGGCGTGCGTCTGGCGCGTGAGCGGCTCGAGCTTCGGCGCACGCTCAGCGCTTTCGCTAATCAGGCGATGCTGGGCGCCGGCCGGCGCTTCGTTGCCCTCGGCGTCGACTTCGAGGAATTCCATCGAAGCGGCCATACGGTCGCGGATGTGACGCGGCAGATACTCATCCGACACGCCGTCGGTAAAGCGGACGGGGCCGAGAACGCCGGTATAGCCGGCCATACGCGCCGTCGCGACCTTGAGCTTCTTCATTTCCATATTAGAGGTTCCTTATGCTACGAGCTTCTGCTTTTCGGACTGCGGGATACCGGCGACGATGCGCCTAACCATGACCGGATAGGGGTGAACGCCGTCGACCGAGGGGATCTGATAAATCGGCGTGCCAGCCGGCTGCACCTCGGCCGTAGCCGAAGTGAAGGTGATGACGTTGCCGTCGACCTGCGAAATGACCTTGTTGGTGGCCCCGACCAGGATCACCTGCTCGGGCTGATAGATTGATCCATCGGCAACCGTGATCGAGTTCGTGGCGTTCAGCGGCTGGGTGAGCGTCGAAAACGGCAGCTCGAGGTAGCCAGGCCACTTGCCATCGGCGCTGGGCGAGACCCAGGCGCTATAGGTGTCGACTGCGGCATCGGCGATGCTGCCGAAGAGCGCAAGGATACGAGCCCTCATTACCCACTTGCCAGTCGCCGGATCGGCTTCGTTGGCGGGCCAAACATTATTCGACGAAAAGGACTGGCCGGTAGCATCCCTCCAATTGTTATTGGTCGTGGTGCGACCCAGCGGGGGAACATAGACGTGACGAATGCCGGGGTAGCGAGTGTTCGAGCGGGTGCGCGGATTAAAAATGCGCGTCCACCACTGAGCGATGGTCGTGCCGGTGTCGTTCTGACCCATCTGATTGACGAACACGGTGAAGGGAAGCTTGGTGCCACCATTCATCGCCTTCACTTCATCGACAATATCCCAGCGCATCGTTGCGATGGTCGACCCGGTCCCGGTCATTTCGTATTCGGCGTGAGCGCCAGGCCCCGCCATCATCATGTGCGGGATGCGACCGATGCCGGCCTTCTTGTCGAGCCAGCGGCGAAGCCAGCCGAGATTGCCGCGATCGTCGGCGGCCGCGCTAAATTCCTGGCGAGCTTCACCGATCGAGTCCACGAAGCAGCAGGCGACCGGACGGCCATCCCAGCCCTTAGCAACCATGAAGTCGGGGCCATAGACCTGCGGCTGAGCCTGCGAGGCGTAGCTCACATCCAGAGGGCCAACCGAGTCAGCGTCAGGATTGCTGATATACGCCTCGACGGTCGCAAGATCGGCGCCCGACCATACGCGTTCGCCGCGATGCTTCTGGATCCGATAGACGGGGATCTGCTTCTCGCCAACGGCCGTGTGATAGATAGTGAAGAAGGTGACCTTGGTCTCGGAAGTCACCTTATTGGTGAAAACGATCTCGTCCGACCAACCGCCCCTTGCCGCGGTAGCGATAGTCAGGCCAGGCGCGCCGCCGAACTTGACCTGCACCATTTCGCCATTGGCGTAGGCGAACACCTTATCGATGATCTTGGCATTGGTCTGGATTGCACCCGTCGCCTGCTCGCGCGGCGAGTTCCCGCCTTCGGTCAGTAGAAAGTTCGAGAAGTGGATGCGCAGATGGTTGACCGGGTATTCAGGCGTGTTGACCACGATCTTCGAGACGACGTAGTTGTGGCCGGCCGCGGCCGTGACCAGCGTGCCAGTCGGCACGCGGTTGCGGGTCGCAAAGAACATGTAGCGATCGGGATCAACATCGACCGGCGCGGCGACAAGAGATGCCGCGGCTACGCCTGCCATGAGGCCGACAATTGAAGACAGGAACGACGCCATTAGGCCGAAGTCCTTCCGATGAGCTGGAACTTGCCGTCCGGGAAGCGTGCAAGCGTCAGCAGTGCAAGGCGCTTCTCGGACTTGAACTTGCCGTCGATTTCCTCAACGATCGCGCCGGCCCCAGCGACCACCTGGATCTGATTGGCACCACCCTGGCGAAGCGCACAGTTGAAGGCAGCCGGCAGTGACGCGGGAACGGTGACCACGGTGCCGACCGTGAAGTCGAGGATCATGCCGACATCGGTAGCGACGAGCGTATAGGTGGAAGTGCTGATCGTCCGAACGCGCGTGGCGTCGGAACCCTCGGCAATGACGGACTCGGTGCGCGGAACGGGCGGCGTCGGGATAATCGTCGTCTTGCGATAGAGAGAACCGGCCGGACCCAGATCGGCACCGGCGCCGTCGACCAGGCGAGAGCCTGCGAGCTGGGCCGCGATCTTATCGACCACTGCGAGCGGAATGTCGTCGGAAATGCCGCTGGTGAAATTCACACCCCGGAACTTCTTGCCGGGAAGCTGCCCGGTCAGATTGGCGAAGCTGGGCTTCGTGAGCTTGATGCGCGGCATTGCTTTCTCCGAATAGCAAAATGGGCGGGAATTGATCCCGCCCATCATAAGTAAGTTCTTACTTACTTTCAAGCTTAAACGAGGACGCCCTTCAGGCGAGCAACGGCGTGGGTAGCGCGGAGGGCCGCACCGGTATACCACTTGACGCGCCAGCGCTTGGAGTCCTTGTTGAAGTTGGTGCCGATTTCTTCAAGGCGGACACCAGCGGCATCGCCGGCCCAGAGGCCATGGAAGCCGTCGACTTCGTTTGCACGGACTGCGTAGATCGAAGTCGTCGCAGAGCTGGAGCCCTGAGTTTCGGTCTTCGAAATGTAGTCGTTGATGATGACCGGCGTGCCGTCGTAGAAACGCATCGGAGCACCGAAGTTCTCGACCATCATCATTTCAGCGGTGTTACCACCGTGCAGACGGTTGAGCTCGCGAATAACGCGCCAGGTTTCGGAGCGCATCATGAGGAAGTCGCAACCGAGCGGAACGGCATCCTTCAGCTCGTCGAGAGCGGAGTAGGCAAGAGCCGCGCCATTGGCACCAGCCGTCAGCGTGCGATCGACATCGACCAGCTTGCGCAGGCCGTCGAACTGCTTGGCGTTGACAGCGGCGTCGCCGTTGATGAGGACGTTCTTGAAGTCGCGGCCGACAGCCTTGATCTTGAACTTCGCCTGGACGGCGATCTGATCATACATGTCGGACTTAACTTCGGAGATGAAGTTGGCGATATCGAACTGACCAGCCAGGATCTTGATCTTGGTGCTGATGTTCTCGACCTGACCAGTCGACTCTTCGATATCATCGTAGGGGTCGATCCAGCCGGCGCCCGGCAGAGCAAGCTCGCGGGTGTAGCTGAACGTGTCGTCCTTGGCCCGAACGAAGGGCACGAGGGCGAAAAATTCGTCCTTGTCGAGGAGTTCCTCGATAATGCCGCGCTGGCGATCGTCTTCAGCCAGCTTTGCGGCTTCGGTCATCAGAAGCGGCATACGTGAATTCTCCTTAAATGCACATAGCCCGTCGTGGACTACGTATGTAAGCACTTACTTACAATAGTCCAACGGCGGGCTTCTGCGCAAGGGAAAAGTAAGCTGTCGCTTACTTTTTTCGCTATAAGTTGAAAATTGGCTT